TAGAATATATTCTATAGCAGAACTTACTTTTACTAATGGTTATTGGGAAGCACAAGTAGAAGGTATTACACGGGAGTTGCGACCTAAAAAGGGTGGTCTATATAGTCGGCCTTGTGATTTCATATTAGGAGATAGCGATTGTAGAATTGATATTTCTTTATTCACTACCTTTGGTGCAACTGTAGGCACACCGGGCACAGATAAACGAACTAAATTTTCAAGCGATCTTACAGAAGCTGACGGTATCTTTGATGGCGGTACGCTTACATGGTTAACAGGAGCTAACATAGGATTAACAGCCGATGTTAAAGACTATGTTAATTCGGGGGGTGAAGTAAGACTTCAGGTACATACTCAGAGAGATATTTCAACCGGGGATACTTTTGATATTGCCCAAGGATGCCTTAAGGAAGCTATTCGGGATTGCAAAGATAAATTTGATAATTTAGTAAATCATGGAGGTTTTCCGTTTATACCTGGTAGTGATTCTATGTATAGAAGGCCCTCTCCAATATGACTAACAGACAAGATATTGTTAATAAAGCTCGGGAGTTTATTGGTACTCCTTTTCATCATCAAGCGAGATTAAAAGGTATTGGTATTGATTGCGTTGGTTTGCTCGTATGTGTAGCAGAAGAACTCGGAATACCCGTTCAAGATCGTAAAATATATACGAGTAACCCTGACGGTATAACTCTTAAAAGAGAACTTGATTCGGCGTTGGATCAAATAAATATTGTCGATGCTATTGCAGGTGATATGTTAGTATTTTGGTATACAAAACGTGGCTTTCCTCAACATGTCTGTATTAAAACCGATACTGGAATAATTCATACACATCAAACAATCGGTAGGGTTGTTGAACATTTACTAGATTCCACATGGCAAAAGCGTATATTGCACGCTTATAAATATCGTGGTATTGTCTAATGGCTACAATTGCATTAACTGCTATTGGCGGATTATTAGGACCAGTAGGCGCACTGGTAGGTACCGTATTAGGTTCATTTCTTGATAAGCAAGTTATTTTTCCGGCAATCTTCGGTCAAGAAAATATAGAGGGACCACGACTTGATGATTTAAAATTACAGACTGCTAGTGAAGGAAGCCCTATAATATTTTGTATGGGCGCCGAACAACGTGTAGCCGGTACTATTATTTGGTTTGGAAATAATGGAGAAATAATAGAAGAAAAGATTGAAGAGGGTGGTAAAGGCATGGGCCCTGTCCAAACTACCTATCAATATTTTGCCAATATGGCCGTAGGTGTTTGTGAAGGTGAAATCAATGCTATCAAAAAAATATGGGCTAATTCAGTTGTTATTTATGATGCTACACAAGTTTTAATCGATAACACTAGTACATTGTTGGTAGTAGACCGTTTAGGAGCAGAACCAAATATTCGTACGTTCATCCGATCATTGTCGGGTGGTCCTGATTTAACTGCATATAAGTCAAGTCAAGATGCGGTCATTTCAGGGTTTGTTAATAGTGAAAACAATGGCACCTTTAAAGTTATAAACACCGAAGATTTAGGTGGGGGTGTTACTCGGATACGTATTGCTAATGAAAATTCAATTGGAGAGGGTGCGGGTGCTTCAGTTACGATAACTCAGACACCTATGGTATTCGATACGGGCAAAATTGATGATATTAGATTTTTTACTGGTTCTGCTACACAAGTTGCCGACCCATTAATTGAAGCCGAAGAAGGGGTAGGAAATGTTCCCGCATTTAGGCAAATAGCCTATGTAGTATTCGAGCGTATGAGCCTCACAGGGTTAGGTTTTGGTTCATCAATACCGCAGTTACAATTTCTAGTTGAAGCCGACTCACCACCTTTTACTATAGCATCCGCAATAGGTAGATTATGCGTACGTGGCGGTTTAACAGCGTCCCAATTTGATGTTACTGGTATTACAGGTAACTTACGAGGCTTACCTACTTCTGGCCCTACTTCGGTTGCACAAATAATAGAGCTTATCCTTAACATCTTCGACAAAATAGTAACGGAATCAAATGGGGTATTAATATTTAGAGATAAAGGTACTGAGAGTTCTATAGTTATACCGGAATTAGCTTTAGGAGCTGATGAAAATTTTAGGCATCCAGATACACCGCCACTATTAATTACTGAAATACCACATACTCAATTGACAAATGAAGTTAATATGAGTTATACAGAGGCATTAATTGATTATCAACAAGGAAATCAACGTGAAAAACGTATTAATGCTATTTCGGATGTAATTTCTACAATACAATATGCAGGTACATTAACGGCAGATGAAGCCCGCGATATAGTTAAACGTCGGTTATACTCTGCATATGGTGAACGACAATCAGTTAAGTTTAATCTTGCTACTAGTTTTTTATCAATACAAGAAGGCGATATACTTAAAGTAAATCATAAGGGTCAATTATATTTTGTTAGAGTAACTAAAATTACTCGTGGTAATAACTTGCTACATGAAATAGAAGGTGTTGTTACATTTATTACTAGTGGTGCAGAAACTCCCGATACAACATTCCTTGAACAATCTTCGGTCGTAGAAGACCCTAGTGTTATACTAAAAGATATAACGGTAGCAGCCTTTCTTGATTTACATATTCTCGAAGTAGCTCCTTTACGTGATGACCACGTTGACAAAGCAGGTTTTTATTTTGCTCTTGTTAGAGCGGACGTAACTAATCCGTGGTTAAGCGGTACAGTATTTACTAGTTTAAATGATATAGATTATGTTACCTTTATGCCTGTAGCAACCGAAGGTAACGCAGGACGTGCTTTAACTGTACTTGCTACTGGTCCTATAGGATTTTGGGATTTTGAAAATACTGTGCAGGTCGAATTAAGTTCTGGTAATCTAGTTAGTAAATCGGAAGCTGAAGTATTAGCAGGCGCTAACCTTATATATATTGGTGGTGAGATTTTAGCTTTCCGCGAAGCAACTCTAATAGCTACTCGTAGATACGAGTTAACTGGTTTATTGCGCGGTCTAAGAAACACTGAAGCTGCGATGACGACCCATGTAGTAGAAGAAATCGTTACTAGATTAACTTCTAATTTAGCTTCCTTTGCAGATATAGGAATTTCTAATATTGGTGGTACACGCCATTATAGAGGTGTCAGTGCAGGGGGTGTAGTTGCCGATGCTGACACTATAACCTTAGCACCTTTCACCGGAGCAACTCTTATACCATTTAGTCCTACTCAGGTTAGGGGCGATAGAGATCAACCGCAAAATAATCTTACTATTTCTTGGATGCGACGTGATAGAGCTTTTACACGTATTTTGGGCGGGCAGTTTACACCACTATCGGAAACTTCGGAAATATATGAAATAGATATTCTTGACGCACCCGGCGGTACTGTGTTACGTACTATATTAAATATTATACCTCCGTTTTCTGGTGATAGACCCGAAACCACATATACTAAATCACAACAAGAAGCAGATGGTTTAACGCCGGGTGATCCAGTAGATTTAGAAATATTTCAACTGTCAAGTGTAGTAGGTAGGGGACGCCCTGCCGCAGTTACGGTATAAGATTATGCCTATTCGTAAATGCAAGAAAAATGGTAAATCAGGTTATAATGCCGGAACATCTACTGCTAAATGCTTTACTGGTCCTAGTGGAAAATCAAAAGCCAAACGACAACTTAGAGCAATTAAAGCAAGTCAAGCACGACAAGCAAAAGCTAAAGGAAAAGGAAATAACTAATGGCTACTGATACTCCATCTCTTAATTTGCGTCGTATGGACGAAGGTCAAGCTACGGCCGAAGTTCTCCATAATGAATCAGTAAACTTTATTGACGCACTAATGCGCAAAGCCGTTATTAGTGTTTTATCAGTACCGCCGGGTAGTCCATCCGAAGGTGATGTTTATTTGGTCGGATCTGGTGCTAGTGGTGTTTGGACTGGTGAGGATGATAGTATTGCATTTTTCTTTGCAGATTGGTTTTTTCTATCTCCAATTGAAGGTTGGACTATCTGGATTAATAATGTTAATGATAGATTAGTTTACGATGGTGCAGCATGGCTCGGGGGTGTTATAGTTGATGATCTTACCGATAATTCCGGTGGTACTAGCGGTGGCGATACTATTGCAGTTGTTACGGATATAGCATCTGCTGCGGATGCTGTTGCTACATTAGCTGAAAGACTAAACGATCTACTTACTGAACTTCGAGATACACACGGACTAATTAACGCAACGTAGTACGTATCAACACATATAATTTAACTATATCCACCGAAGTAGGGCCGGACAGGCCCTGACGCTGCTAGACCCGGATTTGACTGAGTAGTAAAGGTCCAGGTGGTCCGCGATCCGGCCTTAGATCGAATCCTCGCAAGCCGAAATTTCAGCTGTTTTGCCGTATAAAAGTTTCTTCATTAATATACTTATGTTCAACCTAATCTAAGACAAAGTCAGTGAATTTTGTATCAATACAGCTTTTATAAGTTCTAAAATCGTATATATAATTAAAAGGGTCTGAATAGGTGTCTATAATTTGCTTACTAAAAGCAAACCTTCCTAATAGCAATGCCTCACATGTATCGTGGGGCATTTTTATATCTGTATCTTTGCCCATAGTTTTCAAATACTTATAGGCTCGTTCTATCATTACTGGTTTTGGCGTTGTCCCTTTCCATGCCATAGGAGAGACACCCCATATACTAAATACATTAGGTTTGTTGTATAGTATACCAATAAGAGCACCTACAAAATAATAAAGTTTCTGAATAGCTTCATTATCTTTACTTGTCATACCACGTTCATTAAACCAATTAGTAGGAAGTTCAATAATTATATCTGCACTTTTTTCAGAATCTATAAACGATTCTAGGTATCTCCATAAATCATCAGCTAAAATAGCGCCACGTTGATGATAACTTTTCCCCACTATTTTAACTTTACGCGGTCTAGCTACACCAGCTACAATAAGGTCTTTATTTTTTTTGAAAACTGCATAACCTAAAGACCTTAGACTAGGATCGATAGAAATTAAGTAATCTGCACTTGGGGCTGAATCTGATTTTTCTGGCATTGTAAAGCCTCACGAGTATAAGTTTCAGGTTTTAGTGGGTCTTCAATATCAACTTTATCTGCCCAATTTGTATATGACAAACCACAATTTGCTTTCAAGGGCACTAGATAATCTTGTTCGGTTTCGTTCATAATACGATGAAACTCTGGCACAAGCTCAGGTACAGCACTTTCAGCAACTTCGATAACAACCTCATCATGGATATTAATTAGGACTGTAGCCACATCAGATAAATTATTTGATTCTATGTATTCTCCTAAGTCTACCATACGTGCTTTAATCTCATCAGCCACGGTACTTTGACACAATCGATTGACGCCCATGTAGCCTTGATCTTTATATAGATAGTGTCTTCTACCGTGTAGACTTGTAACATAACCATAATCTTCTAAGTATTCGTATAGCTTTCCTTGCAACGTTATGAGGCTAGGGAATTTTTGCTGTAATTTGCGTTTTAATTGTCCCGCTTCGTAAACAGAACAATTTATTGTCGAAGCTAATTTTTTAAGACCCGCACCGTATATATAACCAAACACAACACCTTTAGTTTTACGTTTAAGACCGGGGGTAACTTTGCCATAAATGTGTCTACAAAACCCATCATGAATACTTTCACCAGTAGCAAAAATATTAATCATGGTTTGATCTTTTGCGTAATGGGCAAGCACTCGCATTTCGGCTTGGGATTGATCGGCGTATAGATGGGCAAATCCTGGTCGAATATTAAAGCACTTCTTGATATGTTGCCCAAGAGAATAACCTGTTAGTTCGTATGCTTCATCTATTTCTTCTTTAGTAAGACCCGTCTTGCTATCGCCTTCCATCGGTATGTTTTGTATGTTAGGCAGAGAGTATGAAAATCTGCCCCCGATGGTCCCAATCTGATTAGCTTGCGGACGCAATACCCCATCATAATTTAAATTTACTAATTGTGATAGAAAGGTATCACGTAATTTACTTGCTTGACGCCCTACCAATAACATATGTGTTACAGGATGGTTAATACCCCGTAAGCTACTATCGCTTAAACTGGGTTGCCCTGTTTTTTCTGTCTTTTCCGTGATATGCTTAAGCAAATCTGCTTCTTCTAATAATCTATAAACTTCAGATGTTGCATTAATATTAAAGTGATGTGTACCATTATCAACCGAAGCTGCCAGCCAATCAGTAACATCATCTATAATTTCTGTAAGCTCTATTTCCTGATTTTCGATTTCTTCTAGGTCAACTAACATGCCGCGTTGTTCGGCTCTTTTAATAACATGCAATAAGCGATGTTCCATATCAAGTAGATAAGGAAAAGTTTTAGCAACCGTAACGAAGAATTTCTGGAATAATTCGCCTGTTAATTGTGTATCAGTTTCCGCACGTCGTTTCAATAAGTCATGTGGTAGGTGATGATATTTAACTTTACTTTGGTCTCTTTTTTTCTTAGGGTCTATTCCTTCTTTTCGGAACCAATCGTCAATTTCATCAACTAGCTTTGATCTACCAGGAAGATATTTTTTTACAATCGAGTCTAGGTTCAATTTCTTGTGTGCGTCTCTACCATCTAGTAGGTGGGCAAATATGGCTATATCCCAAACTTTACCCTTAATTGTAAAACCTACAGATTCCAACATAAGCAAATCAAATTTTGCATTCATAAAGACTTTATCAACCGAAGAGTCTGATAATATACCCGCTAATTCATGGCAAGTAATAAGATTATATTCTTCATCACGCCAATATTTTAGGGTGCCATCAGGAAACCAAGCAGAGGCAGCAAAGGGACGGTGCCCTTTCCACACATTTAGTCC